AGCCTGCATACGTTTAATCGATGCATACAGATCTGCTTCCCATTCGGATAATAACCAGAACCTACGCCCGGGGCTTGATTCAAATGATAGATAATAAACGCCTCTGTGAATCTCGCCATCTTTGTCCAATCGTATGTCGTAGTTTATAGGTGCAAAACGGTCCGGCTCATTACGCTTAACGATAATTCCCTCACTTGGTAAATTCGCCATATCACCTGTGTAATAAACTCTATCACCTGCTTGATATTCAGTAGCTTTCATTTTATTTTCCCTCCCTATATTATAGATTCCCTTATGTTACTTTGGCGGCTATTTGGCAATTATAAATATGTCATTCCAGTAAAGTTTCCCGTCGATACACTCATGCAATCCCGGCTCTGTAATAACGGCCCCTGGGTTTTGGGTATTCAATACTTCTAGCTGCTCAGTTAACTCAGGGATACAATCCGGCTTAACACCTTTAAATAATTCCCTTATCATCTCATGCCTCCAATCAATTACTTGTCTAAAGCATAGCATAAGGATATATGAATGTCAAGGTTTATTTTTATTTTTTTCGTGCCTGAATTATGAACGGGGGATGAATATGGTTACAGCTACATTAGAAGACGTGCTTTTAGTATGTGAGCATTGCGGGCATGAGTTCTCGCTGTTCAGGGCAGAGGTGTGCGAGGTATGCAAGGCCAGGGTATGCCCGGAGTGTGATGGTTGTTCGTGCGATAATGGTAACAGAGTGATAGATAGTGTCACAGATAATGGGTATTAAATGTGACAAACAAAGGCACGAGCTCACGCCATCAGCGAAGCGATAGGTGCCATTCAACTAAATACCTTGCAGGGCGTGGACCTACTTACAAAGGACAAGAAGATGGATAAGCTGAATCAAAGACAAGAGCTGTTCGCTCAGTATATCTTCTCCGGTATGATTCAAAGAGATGCCTATATTAAGGCTTATAACCCTCAGTCGAGTATAGAAGACGTGGATTCAGCCGCCTCACGCCTGACAAGGAATGTCAAGGTTTCAGATAGAATCGACGAGTTAAACAGGCTGGCGGTGGGCCGGTGTGTGCTTACGGTGGAGGAGCGTAAGGAGATATTATCAGAGATTGCACGCACGAAGGTATCGGACTTCATATCAGCCGGGCCTGATGGTGCCTGGGTAAACATCGGGATAGACGGATGCCAGTCATCGGCACTCCGGTCGGTGAGTAGCAAGACTGAGTATGACGAGGATGGCAGTCACCCAACAGTCGTGACCGATATCAGGTTGCATGATCCCATTAAGGCTATCAACCTCCTCAACAAGATGGACAAGCTATATGATGATAGCCCGACCGTTAATATTGATAACCGTAAAATTGAGATATATGTCAATAACCAGGAAACCCATAAACTACTAACGGAAATCGCGGAGGGTATACCGCCTCATGCGGATGATAACAACGAGGGTGTTCGAGGAGAATCTTCGGGCATACCAAAGGGGCAAGAGAAGGGCGCTCAATGAGGGCGGCACTTACTCTAGTAAAACCTGGTCAATCCTTCAGGTACTAATCTATTTAGCAGAAGAGGCCAAGTCCCCATTGCTGATATCGATAGTAAGTGAATCCCTGCCTCATCTTAAACGTGGCGCTATTCGCGACTTCTTCAAGGTACTAGGTGAAAACCAGGACGGAAACCCGCGCTACAACAAGACTGAGCATACTTATAACTTCGGTCATGGTGTAATAGAGTTCTTCGGGGCTGATGAGGCTGACAAGGTGCGCGGCCCCCGGCGTGATATCCTGTTTATCAATGAGTCCAACAATGTACCCTGGGAGACTGCTCGAGGGCTGGATATCAGGACGGCGCGCTTTACTTTCTGCGACTGGAATCCGGTGTCGGAGTTCTGGGCGCATGAATATGAATCAGGGGGTAAGAGTGTCCCCGGCTGGTTGAAAGAAAAAGACAACGCCTATGTTCATTCAACTTACCTTGACGCTCAGAAGGTACTCCCCCAGGCAATTATTGATAACATAGAATCCAACCGGGGCAAAGACCCGAACTGGTGGAACGTCTACGGATTAGGGCTCTTAGGTAAAGTCGAGGGGCTTGTCTATCCATACTTCGGGCAGGTTGATGAGTTGCCTACAGGTGGGGTAGAGTTCTACGGCCTGGACTTTGGTTATTCGAATGACCCCTCAGTATTAACCAGGCATATTATAAAAGGTGACAATCTATATAGCCAGGAACTTATATTCGAGAGAAATTTGACCAATGACATGATAGCCTTACGCATGGCAGACCTGGGCGTTAGGAAGAACTTTGATGAGATATTTGCCGATAGCGCCGAGCCGAAGTCGATAGAAGAGATATTCCTCTACGGCTTTAATATTAAAGGGGCTCCCAAGGGGCCGGGTAGCGTAGAGTATGGCCATCAGAAGATTAGGCAATATAAGCAATTCTGGACCAAGGACTCTACTAAGTGTATCAAGGAGCAGCGTAACTACCGCTATATAGCCGATAAGAACGGCAAGCTGACAGATAAGACCACTCACAACTGGTCGCATGGTATGGACTCCCGGCGGTATGGTGTTGTGGGTATGTTCGAGCCAGTAGAAAAGGAAGAAACCGAAGTCTACGACGCCGTCCAGAACGAGCGGGTCAATATGGACTTAGAATAAAAGGAGTATTTGGAGATGAAAATAGAGGCAAGGGTAAGGGAAATCGCCAGAGAAGAAATTACAAAGACACAGAAGGCTAATGTTGGACAGATAGCCAAGACCTTAATGGAATTACAAGACAGGACAGGAAAGCGCCTTAAGTTAGGCGGTGTGTAAACTGTATTCCTTTTTAGTTGGGGAGCCAGCTCTGGGGTGGGGGAAGAAACGCTGGAAAGAACGCTCCTTTTTAGTATCTAGGCGCGCCACCAGCTTTCTACCCCCTACCCACTCAGTTTAGTTATAATCAAGCATATAAAAGGAGGCAAGATTATGAAAGTGCGTTTATACAGCAACCCGGAAGGTGCTGGTTGGATGGGGTGGCTAGAGAGCTGTAAGGATCAAATAGTCGGCTTCATTCGCCTTGACGGTTCTATCGCCTGGGAGTGGCAAAATCTACTAAGGTATATAAAAGGAGCGAATTGTGGCAGATAAAAAGCGGGGGTTAGTAGCTATTTCTTCTGAGTTGTTACTTGAGTTTCTTCACCTTGAAGGACAAATACTAGATATACGGATAGACCATTTTAGTAATGGGCGGGTAGAGATGGTTGTAGAAAATTCAAGTATGCCTGATTGCCCTGAAGGTGGATATCCGGTTCCTGTTGAATTAAGGGATTACCAAACTTAGTAAAGGAGCAGCTATGTTTAAGGTATTTATGCCTATAATGGCAGCTATGCGCCGAGCCATGAAGTTCCGTGAACTCCTCCAGCCTGCATCAGAACGGACACCGCAGATCCGCCACTATAAGCACAAAGGGCAGGCCAAGGCAAGAACCCCTAACGATGGCCGGTGGCACATGAAGCACCACAGGGGGCGGTCGTAATGAGCCCTATCCGTTGCGCCCATACAGTTAAAGGCTATTATGCAAATTACCCCTTTACTTCTATGGAACCTACTCGAGAAGAGATAAGGAGCAACCGCTTATATAGATGCCCTGATTGCGGCAAGTGGTTTTCATTAGTAAACAAAGTAAAGGTAGTTAAAGGAGCACATCTTGAATAGTAAAGAAATTAAGAAATTACGCAAGTACAGCCGGGTTGCCTGGAAGGAATACGTCAAGGAAATCAAGAAGTATCCCTTCAAGAACAGGCTGCTTTATTGCTGGTACATTCTATTTGGCAAAGGGTGATAATATGTCTTTATACCTGAATGACGGGTCAGTTTACAAGCCACCGGTTGACCCTGAGACGGCTTTTCTACAAGAACGGATGCCCATAAACGAGTTAGATGTAATCGTGCGTGAGGCTACCCGGAGCGTAGAGGATCAACTGAAGCTCGAGGATACTGGCTGGTATAACCTCAGTGGGGCTACCGGAGAAGTTGTTACTGATAGCCAGAGGATAACGAATGTTAAGCTGGCGCGTCTATACTACACCAAAGACCCTATGGCTAGGCAAGCGATACGCTTATGGACTGATTATACTTTCGGCACCG